ATACCAGGTCTTGACCATATAATATCACCATTACTATAAACCATGACATTCGTTTTTAGTAATTCATCCATAGGTTTTTCAGCGGTGTTATAAATAAGTATATCAGGTGTCCATATAGACCTGTCTAGTTCATGATTTGTATGTGCAGAAATTTTAGAAATATTCCATTTAGTTTCATTCCATTTTAGATTTTTATCATTCCACCAATGTCTTAACCATACATTTGATGAGATTGTTCCATCTATCTGATTAATATTATTTAGAGAACGAATAGCTAACCCTAATTTTATTTGTACAGTATTATCAGGAATAATATCCGGTTTATATTTTTCAAATAGTATATTTTTTAATTCTAGTTCTGAAGAACAAACTAATCTAATTAAACTAACTAATTTAAACAGGGTAAATAACATTATATATAAGATATTACATAATACAACAAATCTATTTAAATCATATTAAAAAACATATATTGAGTTTACTAAAAATATTAATAAATTAAACTTAAGTATTATCTTATAACTTATTTAATGATTATTGAATATATATGGTTAGATGGTATAGGAAATTTCAGATCTAAAGTAAAGGTTACTGATAAACTAATTAAAAGTGTAGATGATGTCCCATTATGGAATTATGATGGTTCAAGCACATACCAATCAGAAAGCAAAGATTCTGAAATAATTTTAAGACCTATTTTACTTACAAAAAATCCTTTTTTCGGGGAAACAAATGCCTCATTTGTTTTGTGTGAAACAATGACTAATAATGGAGACCCTATAGATACACGAAGAGATGCACTAAATCTTTTTAACAAACATTTAGAATTAAAACCAAAATTTGGTATAGAACAGGAGTTCTTCCTTATTAATCCAGAAACAAACAAGCCTATTGGATTTCCAGAAGTAGGTCTTCCAGAAGAACAAGGAAAATATTATTGTTCTGTTGGTTATGATAGATGTTTTAAAAGGAATTTTTTAGATGAAGCTTTAGAAATATTATTAGAAATGGGTGTTCCACTAACTGGATATAATATGGAAGTTTGTCCAGGCCAGATGGAGTTGCAGGTTTGTGCCGATGGTATTTTAGCAGCAGATTATTTAATGTTAACCAGATATGTTCTAAATAGATTAGGTGAAAAACATAAAGTATTAATCGAATTTGGTTCAAAACCAGTAAAGGGTGATTGGAATGGTAGTGGCTGTCATGTTAATTTTAGCACAACAGAAACTATGAAACACAATAACTATGAAATCATTTTAGAATATATAGAAAAATTAAAATTAAATCACAAGAAACATATAGAAATATATGGAAATGATAATAGTGAAAGACTAACTGGAAAACACGAAACATCTGATATGAATACATTTACATATGGCGTTGGTAATAGGAACGTATCTATAAGAATACCTAATGAAACATTTAAAAATCAGTGTGGTTATATTGAAGACAGACGACCGTCTTCTTCGTGTGACCCATATTTAGTTACGGGTCAAATTTTTGAAACGTGCTGCTTAAATTAATTATACTTTATATTTTTTATGAATATTTAATAACATTTAAGTATAAAACAAATATTTATTATAACTAATTTAACTATGGACCAATATAATTTTGATCTAATATCTGAATATGTAGATAAAGTAAAATTAGATATAACGAATCGTGTAGATAAATATATAATCGATAATGACAAACGATTAACGAATCATATTTACTTGTGGTGTTGGTAATATTTGTAAAATATATATAAGATTATATTTATTATTTCGTTTTAATTAAATTAATTCTCCAGAATTATTTTCTTGGTATATAGTATACAAAAATGGGTGGAGGATTAATGCAACTCGTAGCTTATGGCGCACAGGACGTTTACCTTACTGGTAACCCGCAAATTACTTTTTTCAAGGTTGTCTACCGCAGACACACTAACTTCTCGATGGAGACTATTCAGCAGACTATTAATGGTTCTAGTGTTCTCACGGATTCTACCACTAACTCTGGTACCGTGACAATCTCCAGAAATGGTGATCTTGTCCACAAGGTTTATGCCACTTCGTCCACTGATGGTATTACCATGGGTTCGCAGATGGTCTATGAGGCCGAGCTTGAAATCGGTGGTCAGATGATTGACCGTCAGTCGCACGAGTGGATGGATATTGTTAACGAACTTACTACCCCCCGCTCCAAGGCGACTGGTTTGAAGAATATGGTTGGCGATGTTGGTAGAACTAGTACTGCTGCGACTGATAGTGGTATGGTTCAGGTTCCACTCCAGTTTTGGTTCTGCCGTAACCCAGGTCTTGCCCTCCCGCTTATCGCTCTTCAGTACCACGAAGTTAAGATTAAGTTTACTTGGGGTCGGTCTTCGAATGTTGGTACTGCTGCGAACGTTAATGTTTGGGCTGACTACATCTACCTTGACACTGATGAACGCCGCCGTTTCGCCCAGGTTTCGCACGAATACCTCATTGAGCAGGTTCAGGTGCACACTGCCCGTAGTTCACGGACCAACCGACTTAACTTTAACCACCCAGTGAAAGAGCTTATCTGGACCAGTAATCGTGAAAATTCCTACACCAGCGCTAAACTAGTTCTTAATGGACATGATCGCTTTGCCCTCCAGTCGGAAGAATACTTCCAGCTCCGTCAGCCATTTGACTACCACACCGCCATTCCTAACCAGAACCTTTCTGTTGCTGCTGCCGCTTCTGTTCGCTCGTCGACGAGAACATCCCTCACGGCCGCCGCCACCGCAGTCGATGTGGATAACGCCGGACGGCTGACCCAGACCACCGGTATTCCCGTTGTAGCCGGCGAATGTTTACTTCTTACGAAGGTCACGGCCGGCGCTCTTACTGCTACTACTAAATTTACAGATGTCGCCACCGTGGCCGCCTCTATTGATGTTGACACTTTATGTTATGGATTTGGCCCTGAGTTATCTGTTGTTCCCTCGGTGGGTGATTTGGTGAGAGTAGTAACCACTGGTGATAACTCAAAGAGAACTGTTGTTGCAACCGTTCTTGAAACCCTCGGCGTGACAACACAGCCGACGGTGGCGGGAGAACTAGATGGTGACCCGAATGGTATTACTGTGCTCCGTTTATCTAAAACACTTCTTACTGTGACGGCCAACACTGGAGCCGGGTCCCTCGCAGACAACGGCTTCGTAGTAACACGTCTTGATATTCTTAACAGTACCGAAACCGCAACCGAGGCACTAACGTCGCAAATGACTAAGAAGATTAACTGCTATTCTTTCGCACTTAAGCCTGAGGAGCACCAGCCTTCTGGCACCTGCAACTTCTCCCGCATTGATACCGCTACTCTTGAAACCACTTCCCCTCTTGACGCCACAGGTGAGGACCGTATTTACGCTGTGAACTACAACGTTCTCCGTATTATGAGTGGTATGGGTGGTCTTGCTTACTCCAACTAAATATTTATTTAGTTTTTTCCTTTTTCCTTTTAGATTTAATTCATTTATTTTTAATATTAATATTAAAAATAATTTATATTTATATAATAAATATAATGGGGGCATTAATACAGTTGGTTTCTTATGGTGAACAAGATTCTTTTCTTACCGGAAATCCACAAATGACCTTTTTTAAAGTAGTATATCGTAGATACACTAACTATTCAATAGAAACAGTAGAACAAACTATAAACGGTAGTTCTACCATTGATACAACTAATACATACGGTAATGTAAATATTACTAAATTAGGCGACCTTATCCATAAAATATATGTAACATCCGATACACCCAATATTATGTGTGGTTCTAAAATTATTAACAGTGTAGAACTAAAAATAGGAAAAAGTGTTATAGATACACATACACAAGAATGGATGGATATTTTTAACGAATTAACTACACCCTATTCAAAAACATTTGGATTTAAAACAATGATAGGTGATTCTATGAACAGTATACCTAATATTCAGATACCTTTACAATTTTGGTTCTGTCGTAATCCAGGTCTTGCACTTCCTATTATTTCGTTACAACATAGTGATATTAATCTAAATTTTACTTGGGGTATAACTTCAGAGGTCGGTGTTGAAGCAAATCTAGGTGTTACTGTAGATTATATTTATCTTGATACAGATGAACGTAAAAGATTCGCCAAGATTTCACACGAATATCTTATAGAACAGGTACAGAAACAACCACTTACAAATAACCAATCCCCTATTCTACTAAATTTTAACCACCCTGTTAAAGAAATCATATGGACAAGTAATATGACAAATTCCTATAATTCAGCTAAAATTGTTCTTAATAATCATGACTTGTTTGCATTACAAGAAGAAGAATATTTTCAGTTAAGACAGCCATATCAATATCATACAACTATACCGAATACTAATTTAATAGTAGAATCACAAAAAAAAAATGGTATAAATATTGAATTACCCTTAGTAAAAAGTTCTTTTGCAGCAGATAACACATTCCAGAATGGTTACGCTATAACAGATATAGATCAAACCGCTGCCGCAAATACATTACTAACTGAAGCACAATTCACAATTCTAACTGCGAATGAAATAACAAATATAGATAATACTACTGTATTCGTGCCTGTTGTAGATACACAGGATACCCAGAGAGTAACCTATTTTTTTATGTTTTCAGAAATGAACACAGACGACCTCATACAGATAGGGGATTTGGTAGAAATAAATGTTTCAGGAGAAAATTCAGTTTCAGGAAGTGATACTGAATTTTCAACTATATTAACAACTGTAACACTAGTACAAACGTCCTTTGGTAGTTCTGTAGAGGGTGGTGCAGTGGCAGATAGCGGACATTTTGTAGGAGAAGACACAACTGCAGGAACCCATATAGCTTTACAATTTAATAAACCACTACTTGCTGAAACTATAAATGGGGGTGCTAATTCAAGAATAGCAATAAATACGATGAATTTAATTTTAAGATCCGCCGCATATACATCCAGGATGACAAAAAAAATAAATTGTTTTTCATTTTCTTTAAACCCAGAAGAATACCAGCCATCAGGGACATGTAATTTTTCAAAAATAGATACAGCAAAATTAGTAGTCAGTTCTAATCTACAAAATACTGATACTATATATGCGATAAATTATAATATTTTACGAATTATCGGAGGCCAGTGCGGACTTGCCTATACGCAAACTTTATAAAAAATAAATGTAAAATATCCTAAACTATAAAATATATAATTATTCTACATTAATTCTTGGATACAATGCCATACTTTCAAGTTCTTGGAACATTAGTTTACAAGCATAGGGGACTCTGACTTCAGAGAAATCTATATAATTTTGACATTTTACACATTTAGAAATATTATCACCATAATTTACCGGTGAAATTAGATTACATTTATTACAGATAAATGTTTTATAGTTATCAGAAACATCCATCGTCCTTTCCTTTAGGAACTGCATAGTCCCATGAGCAATCATACAATCGCGTTCCATCTCGCCAAAACGTAGACCACCATCACGAGACCTACCTTCAGGTGGCTGTCTGGTTAGTAGAACACGTGGTCCCTTTGCTCTAGAATGGACTTTATCTTCCACCATATGCTTAAGACGCTGGTAATAGGTAGGACCCATAAAGATTGTAGTATCCATTTGTTGTCCTGTAATTCCAGAAGTAAGGATTTCATTGCCAGATTTCTCGATACCATTTTTCATCAAATGCTTCTCAATATCCTTAATATCTAGATCATTGAAGGGTGTTCCGTCACCATATCCTCCAATTTTACAAGTTAATTTTCCAAGAATACATTCCACAAGCTGAGCAATAGTCATACGGCTAGGTACAGCGTGAGGATTGATAATAATATCAGGTGTAATACCATCTTTAGAGAAGGGCATGTCTTCCTGATTAACAATCATACCGATAGTACCTTTCTGACCGTGTCGTGAAGACAATTTATCCCCAATAGTAGGGTTTCTAACAGAGCGGACTTTTACTTTGCAGCATTTATTACCTTCTCCATTAACATTTACATTAACATTATCAA